CCTCCCTCTTTTTCACCTTTTCATATCCAGCGCCTTCCCTTGCCGGAAGGCGCTTTTTTCATGATAAAACGGAGTTGATTACATCACGCGGATTTTATCTGAATTGCAACGGAGGCTATTCCCTCCGCTTAGTGGGCGAACCCTCTGTAAAAGACATATTCTTATTTTGTTCTTCACAAAGGGCATTAACATTCTTTATTTGATATTTCCGTTGATAGTTAACACATTGAACTTAATAACCCATACCCACGGATTCAGTTCAGCGGAACCGGTTCCCTTTATTTTTTCCCACAAAGAGAAGAAAGATAACCGGGCAAAAGCCAACCCCGCAGATTTTCCCGAGTAATCCCTCCATAAACAGGCATCCGTTTCTTCATCGTGCCAAACACATTCAATGCCCTCCATCCGTGCATCGTTCGTCGTAATGTCCAAAAACCGCTCAACTCTGATTTCCGTAATTTCCAGTAAAATCCGGGAAGCCCAACGCGGCATGTGGATCGAAGGAATAAACTGCCTGCGGGCATTTTTTGATATCCATCCGTCTGGATATGACATTGGCAAACAAACGCCATCAGCAGAATAAAGCCATCCAGAACGGCTATTATGGCAAATCTCCTCCTGCACCCACAAACGGTCGCCAACTTTCCCGTAGGGACATTCAATCCACGGGATAAAAATATCTGAAAACTTTCCGCTTCCTTCCTCGGAAACAGCCAGCCACGAGCCGGACTCTTCTATAAATTCCTGAATCTCCCACCCTCTTTCTTTCAAAGCTTCAGGGAGATCATTAAACTGGTTCAGGCCGCACGTGCGGCGGGTTTGATTTTTGTGCTCGCCGGGAGTGCTGTATTCCTGCAGCAATGCCCGAATCATATCTGCTTCAAATTGGATAGGATGTTCTTTAATATTGTTATTCATGGTCTTGACCATTGATAACACCAGATTATTCCAAAATCCGTTAAATCCTCCGCAGATTAAAAAAAGACAGAGCCCATTCTGGAGTGGCTGTTCCATACTTTCCCACACATCCTGAAGCTGTTAACATATCCGATGCGGCCGTGAACCACTCCGAGACCGGCGCATGAACCACATTCGTGTCCATTCAATTCCGGGCACTCTCCACTTTTACCAGCCACGGCAGTTTTATCCTGTCCATCTCCTGCAACAACTAACTTACATTCAAAAATTTATATCATCATTCACACACACAAATACCCTCAGGGACAGCCTCCAGTCCAGACCTTTTTCCAAATGCACCTATAATTATCCTGATGCCTATAATAAGGATATTAGAAAAAACGCTGGCTATACATCCTAACCGGCGTTTTTGGCCTAAGTTATTCAATTTCAAATGAAAAAATAAAAAACTAAAATAAGACAATCAGACCAGCAAATAATTCCCCAGCATCTAATCCCCTGGTTTGCAAAGAAAAAGAGCCTAAACCGTTAAAGTGCAGGCTCTTCAAAAAAGAAAGGCTTTGGCGGAGCGGGAACTATTTTAATTATTTACAATTAGAATATTACATAAAAATGACATTATAAATGGCATTACCTGCCATATCACTTCCACTTCACTCCCTTCTCCTTCAGCTCAGTCACAAACTCCTCATACTCCACCTCACTCATCGTCCCCTTCAACTTCTCTACCAGCTCTTTCCTCTTATCTTTCTTTACCCGGCTCACAGCCTTCACAACCTCGGAAGCTCCATCCATCTTCACCCGGTTTTCCATCAACTTCCTCTCTTCTTTATCCAGTCCGACATCCTGATACACTTTCATCCGGCTTGAATAATCCAAACCTTTCACTCGCGCCATCAACTCCTTCCTCTCTTCCATTTTTGCTTTCCGTTCTTCCTTCTCTTCTTTTTTGGTCGCTTGGATCAATCTCTGCTGCTCTCTGGCTTTAGCCATCTCATTATCCCACAGATGCCCCCATGTTCCGGCCATACTCTTCGTCTCTTTCACAATACGCCCCATCACCTGCACCGCAGCTCCAATCTCCGGCCTTCCTGCCGCCGCAAACAATCCCATACCATTCAACCCTCTTCCCAACTGATTCATTACCTTCCCATACTCCTCTTCCTCACCGTTATACATCCTCACTACACCTTCTCCTCCTCTCCATAACGCCTCAGCATGATCGACCATCGTATTACTAAACTTCATGTACTTTTCGCCAGCCAGTTTTGAATAGATGAACTCTATTACCTCAGCCAATCCAAAAATACCGGAAAACGCCCCCATCGCTCCACTCACCGCAAACCCTTTCCACCTATCCCACAAATCCAACTCTTCCTCATCGTCACCTTGCCCCATCACCCACTTGAGAAACTCCACAATCACCTGATTCATGATTCCGTACACCACCCACGCCTGACCAAACCGCCACGCAGCCTCTCCCATACCAATCTCTCCTCTCTTCCACTTCGCAATCGCCATATAACTCAACGCTATCTGCTTGCGCGGATCAGAGCGGAACATCATAAACATACGCCCCAGCGCGTTCGCATGAATCTCCCAAGGGCTCTTCTGCTCTGTCTCAATAGGTTGAGCTGTCCTCCGCACCGCCTTGTCCAGCGCGGCCAACGCCCTCTGCTCCACAACCTCATCACTCAATCCCTCTTTCATGGCTTTCTTCTTGGCCGCCATATACGCAATACCCCCGGAAAACGTTGTAAATGCCGCATCAGTCAATCCAATCGGCAACATCCCGGCTTCCACGGCATCCCCCAGCATGCTCACCTTCATCCTGTTCGCCGTCAAAGCCTGCCTCATTTCAGGACTCATGCCCTGCATCAGCCTTTGTTGGATCGTCGGACTCTGCCAAACCTCCGCCAACTGTCCCGGATTCGCCAATGCCCCAATAAACCCTTTCATGGCATCTGAGGGGGACATATCCGCCATGCTGGAAAACATGGCCGGGAGCTGCTTCAGACACGTCTTCAGGTTATATGAAAGCGCACCCTGAGCCATCGCCCCCAACACCCGGCTCACTACTTGCTGAGCTTGTCCGGCTCCGCCCGAATCCTGCGAACCGTCAAATTCTAAATCCTTCACCCACTTGGTCAAATGTGTCCTTGCCTGCGCCCCATGCACCGCATCAATCTTGTTCCCCAGCTCTCCATTCAACAACACCGCCTTCATATCCCTCATAATCTCCGCAAAACTCGCCCAGTGATCCATCTGCATACTGTGCGCCCAATACGCATTCACACAACTCACCACACGCGGCAGCGCATAATGCTTCCGACGCATCTTGATGCTCCCCACACTCAGCCATCCGCTCCCTCTGGACTCCATCGGATCAACGGCTTCAGCGGCATTATCCGTCACGAAAAACCCCGGAGCATAATTCTGCACTTTAGGCATATCACACCCAAACAACCTCCTGTACACCTCATTATACTCCTTATATCCCCGCTCATACTCCTCCCCTAAATACTCCGCCACCCGCAACGCCCGCACATCAATATGATCCCTCACCTTCCCAATCGCAGCCTCGTCAAAACCCAACGCCTCCAGATTATCCTCATACTCCGGCATCGCGGACATCTGGAGCAAATACGCCGCCTCCAAATCGCTCATCTCCATCTCCACCAGCTCCGCGCCCTGCTCCAGCCATGAAAACTTCACAAACTCCTTCCTGCTCTTCGCCGGAATCTCGCTCAACGCCATCTTCAGGGCATCCATCGCCTTCTGATTCTTCGCCCACTTCGGCATCTGCTCTGCTTCCATCTTACCCTCCGCAACCGCCCGCGCCTCTTCAATCCGCACCCGCTCACTCCTGAACTCGCCTGGCATCTTCACCTCAATCCCCCAAGTCCGATTCTCGCTTAAATCCTTCAACATACCATCCACCACACGCCTCACGCCCAGCTTCACCTGACCATCCACCTTTCTGTCAGCCCTCTTCAAAAACTCCTCCGGCCTCGCAATCCGGTACAAGGCACCGTAATACCGCAACACTCGCCTCTGTCGCACATCATTAAACTCCAGCCGCGCCTTCCTGATGCCCTCTGCAAAATACTCCGTCACCTTCCCCTCTCCAAACAAATCCTCCATCAAATTCTCAAAACTCACAAACCCCCGCACCAAATTCCGCATCCCCTTACCCACACCCACATCATGCTTCGCCGCTCCGGTGCGCTCATTCACGCTCACCGGCTGCTCACGCCCCAGCCCCTTCCCGGCCTCATCCAGCAAATCCGCAATACGCTCACGCCGATCCTCCCAAAACGCCTCATTCGCCAGCCTCCCGGCAGCATACATCTCCTTCAGGGCATCCAGCGCGGCCTGCACTCTTTCCAAATCAGCCGTCAGCCTCCCGTGCATATTCCTCTCATACAACCCGCCAAACGCATCCAGCGCACGTACCCACTCCACCGCCTCATCATACTCAGCCCCGCCAATCAATGCCTTCTCCTCCACCACCTTCTCAGCCGTATTCTTCGCCGTTTCCAGCTCATCCGCATCCAACTCCAACGCCCTCTCCACCATATCCAGCCGCTTCTGAATCTCCGCATTCATCTTCCCACGCCGTACCCGGTTCTCGCCCACACTTGCCGCCGCCCATTTTCTAAACCGTTCAAACTCCTTAAATCGGCTCTTCTTCCCTTCATTCACAATATGCCAATCCACATACTTCACCATACGCCTCAGCGCATTCATCCTCCCCCTCCACGTCTTCTTCTCCATCACCTCCTCCCGGTAGGAAGCAACAACCTCCGGCCTGATCCCCCCGCGCACATCCCTCGGCAGCTCCGTCACCACGGCATCACATACGGCCATCACGGCCAGCATCCGCTCCCTCACAGCCTCATCATCTCTTCCCTGCTCATCCTTATACACTCCATCCCTTGTAAACCCGTTCGCCTGCAACGCGCTCTCCAGCCGTTTCTGCATTGCTTCATACAACCTTGCTTCCTGCTCGTAAGCCTGCCCCTGCACAGCCGTCAAATAATCCCACACACTCTGCCCGCCACGCATCATCCGCATGGAAAAAGATACATCAGAATTCCTTGAATTAAATCTCTTGGAAAGAGGTATAACCCTCTCTTCATAATTAAACCGGTAGGGAATCAGGGAGAACTTCTTCTTTTCGCTATCCCATTCTCCGGGATCGTACCCTTCATACTCTCCATTCTCGTCTCTTACCTCTACAAGATCATAAGTGACAGGGTCCAGCAGCTTACGGTTATTCTTCGTATTGCGATAGGCATAATTCACCCCGTCATCGTACCCCCACTCGCAAATATCATCCCCGTTCCAATACACATCCTTGATGGACACCCTGTGTGAAATAATCCTGAATTTTCCATCCAGGCTGGACTCTCCGTGTTCGCGGGCATACTCCATGGAGGGAGTTACCCAATCGCCGCCCCGGAAATCACCTTCCTTAATCTCACGGGGGACAGCCCTGTACATGGCAATCGCCGGTATCTTGTTGTTCTTCCCCTTTTCCAGAAGAGACCTCCTTTGCTCCATAGCACGCCTCACGGCGGACAAAGCATTCATGTGAGCATTATCCCAGCCCAGTTCAAGATTCCGGGAGGAATCAAGAATCATTTCTTCCGGGATGATTCCGAACCCATCCGCCATATCCAGTAGGCTGACTTCCCCATTCTTCTGCCGTTCCTGCGGGGTATCGCCGGACTTGCTCGGAGCCCTGTGGTCCATTTTCCAGCTATCATCTACGACATACCCTTTTGCCTTGGCAAACTCATTCACCATGCGCTGGGCTTTCTCCATATCGCCTTTCTCCACGGCATCCAAATACTCCCGGTCAAGTGCTCTAAGTCCCCTGACAGAAAACGTAATATCCGGGTTCTCGCTGTCAAACGTACCCCGGTTATCCGTGGCAGACTTGATCTGTGTAGAATCGAAAGCGACGAAAATGACACTACCCGGCACACTGCCTCTGATGCCGTCATTTTCCGCATCCAACATCAAATCATTAGGAGCGGGATTCCTGATATTAAGAAAACATTCGAGGATATTTCTTCCATAACTCTGTGCCGTATAGTAATCCGAGGCAAAATAAAACCCGTCTCCGTAAAGATTCTTTCCCTTATTTTTCTTGGCGCCGCCTGAACGCATCATGCTTTTCTCAAACACCGTAAAGCCTCGATTCTGCGTCCCATGATACACCACCAATGGCTCTCCGTTCTCGTCAACTACCTTGGAGGCCTGCTCCGGGTCATGCTCCCAATCCCCAAACCAATTCTTAAACGCCTCCGTGCGCACAGCAAGCCATTGGTCTTCCGTCAACTTCGTTTCTTTCCCATTCGGGGCCTTCATGAACGTGCCCTCAGTTTCCGCTTTCTTCTTAATATCCGCCTTTTCCCTTATAGAAAACGTTGCCGACCCATCCACATAATCCGCCCACTCTCCCCCGGTGCTCTCATCCGCAAACGCCGTAATCTTAATATCGTTGCCATCAAAAATCACGTAATTATACGTCTGCTCTTCCTCCGCTTTCCCGCGGGTATAGCCGTCTGCGTACCTGATGCCTTTAATATCGCTGGACAGCAAAGACACGCTGGCGGCCTTCTGTGCCTCCTGTTTCGTGCCATCTTCTCCATCCCAAAAAGCATCAAACAACTCCTGATAAACATCTTTGCCGCTCACGTTTTCGCCGCGGTAATCCGCCCGTCTTTCGGCACGTTCCAAAGCATACCGCACCTCTTCCACCGGGGAATCCTTCAACAAAGAAAGAACCGTCTCGTCCACGTAATCCCAGCCCAGCAGCTCGGAATCCTCTACATTCAACTCTACCTTGTAATTGGAAGGCATGCCCGTCCTAATCTCTATCTCGTCCAAGTGGTCAAGCAGAGAAAGCATAAAGCCTTCCAGCTGTTCCAGCTTCTCCAGCGTCTGGTGGTACGTACTCCCGTATTCCATGGAATGTTGAATGTCCTCGCGCAACTCTTTCTTAATCGCTTCTATCTTTCCCTCATCCCCTCTGGCGTCAGACAAATCGCCGAGAACAGTCCAGATCATATCACTCGCATCTTCCTTCACCTCCGGCAGGGCATCCTTCGGCAACAACCTGTCATACAGGGCTTGATGCATCACCTCCATATTGGAAGTCTCCACATCGCCGAACTTCCATGTCGCATTATCCTGCGCGAACCAGTTCATATAATCCCGGTTCACCTTCTCTGACTCCGCAAAATACAGCCCCCAGCCATACGCCTGCGCTCCCTCGCCCTTGCCCATGAACGCCGTATCAAACTTCCGGAAACTGTGAGGACTTGCATGCAGAGCGCGGACAGACATCGTTACATCGCCATCCGGCTTCACCACCACCGCATTCTCCGCAGCCAGAACCCCATGCTCATCAAAACCACCTTGCGCCTCCACATCCTGCACACTCACCTCACGCCCTTCTCTTCCTTGTCCAGCTAAATCTCTGTCAACATAATTGACAAACTCCTTCAACAACGCTACCCTTCCCTTGTGGGGTACTCCATCCCCTGCCTCGCCCGTGTTTGGGACGCGGGGTCGTTGCAGGGTGGCGGAAGTACCCTTCATGCTATCTACGTCCTCCACCGTGGAAGCATCCAGATCATAAAACAACTCCCCATTCTTCCCCTCTGCCACGGCAATATTCACATAGGCCAAATCAGCACTCCCATCATCGGAAGCCCCCTTGAAATCCGCTTTCGTCAAATAATAATGAAATCTGGCTATATTAGGCTTACGTTTCAAATCTGAATTCTCGCCGGAATAAATAAACTCAGCCCGCCCGGCCAACTCCGGCAGCACGGCTAACGCAGCTAAAACCCGTCTATCGGCTGCATGCTGTTTCACTTCCCTCCACCCCTTGCCTCCCACCTGCACCCGCTTCCCGTCCCCCATCACCAGCGCATACCCCTGTTCCTGAGTCTCCTTCTGCAACACTCTATACCGTTCCCGAATATCCCCCAGAGCATCCTTCAAATCAGAAGCATACGCTGCCGGCACATCCGCAGCAACAGGCTCCATCCCCTCCACCCGGTGGAACGCATCAGCCACACGCCGGGCCTCCGCCATCGGTACGCGCCTTACCCTGTCCCCCATGCTGAAACTCACCTCCTGCCCTTCCCCTCGCGCCGCATACCGCTTATACCCATACACCACGCTATCATACACCGCGCTCAACAACTCCCCGGAATCGGCAAAATCAAACCCGGCCTCATTCGCCGCCTCCAGCACATCGGACACACGCCCTTCCCGGCTGAAAAACTGCTCTGCACGCGCCACCACCCGTTGCTCAAAACTCTTCCCCAGCGTACCATCCTTCCTGCGTCTGCCCTTGGCCGTCCGCGTCGTCGTCAGGGCATCATAAATCCGTTGCAGCTCTCCGGTTAAATCGGAACCGGCCTCAGCCGCCGTCTTCGGGTGCGGCAGCCTCCCGGCCACCCACTCTCCAATCTCCGGCACATCCCCCATCGCCTCCGCCTCAATCTGCGCCTGTTCCTCCCTCCTCGCGCGCTCCGCAATCGCCGCCTCGTCAAACCCGGCAAAATCATTCAACAGGCGGCGAAACTTCTCGCTCATCTTCCCCTGTACGTCCGCGCCCAGCATCTTCTTCGCCAGCATCACATCCTGTGCAAACTCAAAATACTTGGCAAACAACAAAGCGAACATCTTGAACCACCGCCGCAACTTATCCGGCAGCCTCTCATCGGAAATGTGCCCCATCAAATGTGCTCGCGCCGCCTTGCTCACCCCTTCGCAAACCGCCTGTAACCTGTCCACCCCTTCCCCGGTCGCCAAAAACGTCTCACCCGTTGCACCCTCCAGCCGCTTCAGTTCATCCTCAAACTCCGCCACCGTCCACTCATTATCCTTAATCAACACCTTCGTCATCCCCTCCGTCCACTCCTCATAAACGTCAAACGGATTAGCCCCCCGGTACAATCTGCTCACCACCTCATACCGTCCGTTCGCAAACTCCTGCGCCACATTGGCTCCGTACACCCGCAACCGGGCAGCATCCACCCCGGCCTCCACTCCCATCTGCGCCGCATAAATCCTCTCCCGGCCTTCGGCAGACTTACGCATAAAATCACCCTGTGTCTTCAACTGCGCCAACGTCATCGGCACACTCAACTTGCTCCGGTCAAAACTCATCCGCCCATCCTGCCCCACATCGCTCAAATGCTGCATCATCTCCTCATTCGCTTCATCCTGCACCCTCCCAACATACCCCTCATCCTTATCCCGGTACTGCCGCAAGCTGCTCTTCAGCCCGGCCACCACCTCATCCTCCCGTTCCTCCAAATGCCGCAGCACGGCCTCATACGCATCATCATACGTATCATAAAACTCCGGCCTGTCCCCCAGCTCCACCACATACTGCATCTCCTCCGTAAACTCATTCATCTCCTCGCGGATCGGACTCGCCCCGAACTCCCGCAACTGCTCATTCACAGCCTCCACATACTGCTTCATCGCCTCCTTCTCATCCACTTGCCTTCCACCCTTGCGCTCCGGCACAGGCCCATGCTCAAAACTCAGCACAGGCCCACTCCCCACCTCGCTCACGCCGCCGCTCTCCGGCCCCTTCACACCCACCACAGCACCCTTCCCCTCCTGCACCTCCGCTCCATCCACACGCACCTCATCCACCCCTCGCGCCGTCTCCGCCGCATGCGCTTCAGCGGCGGCCACCACATCCATCGTCCTCACCCCGCCGCGGGCAGCCAGCTTCCTCATCCCGTCCGCGTCACCCAGCCCCACCTTCACGCCGTCCACCTCCTTCCCATAATTTTGGCGCATAAAATCCTGAATCCCATCCTGCATCATCGCATACCGCGCCACGTCACTCTCCTCCGCCCGCATCCGGGCAAGCAGGGAATCGCTAAAACCAAACGTCCGCTTCAGCTTCCCATACTCCCGGCTCAACTGCCGCTGCATCCCGGCCTCAGCCGTAAACCGCGCCCCGGCCCCCACCAGCGCAAACGCCAGCACGGAACCAAACAACTCCATATTCTGGTCACGGTTCGTAAAATCCTTCCAAAACCGCTCCCAATCAATCCCCGGAGCCTCCCCGGCCATCACGGAAGCCAAACTCTGCATCACAGGATCGGCCAAATCCTGCAACTTCTCCGTCGTCATCTCCTCGCCCAGCACCATTCCCCCAGCCACGCCGGAACGCGCCCCTGCCCGCAGGGCGGAACTCTTCAGCCGCATCGCCTGACGGCTCAGACTCAACTTGCTCATCCACTTATCCACAAACGCGCTCCCGGACCTCAACCCCAGCATCCCCTTAGACACCATTGCGCCTGCCCTCTCTAACGCCCCTTGAACCGCGCCGCTCGCCGCCGCGCCTCCCAGCCTCGCCAGCCTGCCGCCATCTGGACGCTCCTGCACGGCCTTACTGTAACTATCCCCGGCATAAGACATCGCCGCCACTCCGGCCCCCACGCCGGAAAAACTCAACGCCGTAATCGGCACAGACCGCACCGCGCTCAACACCCCATTCCCAAACCACCCATACTCCGGCTTGTTAATCGGCCTGTACGTCCCCTGCGCCATCGCCAGAAAAGCATCCAGCCTCCGGCCATACTCATCCGCCGCCTTCGCGTCAGCCTTCAGGGCAGACCCGTCCCCGCCAAACAACTCCTTCACTCCCCCCGCCACATCCAACTGTGCGGCAATCCCGCCGCGCAGCAAAGACCTGATTCCATTACCTAAATCCTCCCAGCCACGGTTCCCGGCCTTCCATACATTCGCCATATAACTCCCCTCATTCCCGCCCTTGCGCTGCACAATCTCCGCCAGCGCATCCATCTGGGCATCCGTAAGGCCATCCATCGCCTTCAGGGCTTGGTGGATTGAAGCCATCCCCTCCGGCTGAAAAATCCGGTTCGCCGTCCCGTCAGCATACTTCACGGCCCACTCCAGCCCCTCCATCACGCGCGGCAATACCGGCTCCAGCCCTCGCCTTGTCCTCTCCGCATCCGCCTTCACCCATCGCAATGTATTCCCCACCTTCTTATACATATCCTCTCCCATTTGTCCCCTCTGCTCCCACAACGCCTGTCTTCCGTCCCCGCCCGTCAGCACAGCCTGCCTCACGCTCTCGGCAGCCCCCTTCAGCAACTCGTCAGCATGAGCATCCTCCTGCGCCCGCCTGCTGAGAAACCTGTACACCGTCAGCCCCGGCTTATTAAAATCAATCTGCTCCCCCTGCTCCTTCAGCCGTATAGCCATCTGTTCCAGTAGCGGAACCCCGTTTCGCGCCGAAACCTGATTCTCGGTATATCCTCCCTCATCCAACGCCCATCCCAGCACCAGCGACCGCGCTCGCAACTCATCCCCCAGCTCATTATCCGGGAAAAACTGCGCCTCAAACTCCTTCTTCACACTCTCCGGCACCTTCTTCAAATCCCCGTTAAACACGCTCCGGTGCCAATCCACCTTATCCTTTCTCCTCGCATACTCCGCCTCATCCTCCTGAGCACTCTTAAACGCCAATGCATCAGGAAACAAAGGCATGCCGCGCCTTGTCCTCTCATTAACATACTCCTGCACCTTGGCTCTCTCTTCGCCCAGCACGCGCTCCTTCTCCGCTTTCATCGGATCATCCCCGCCCTTCCTCAAATCGGCGGCCAACATCTTCCCGCGTTGCCAGCTCCGATAAGCGTCAGCCTGCCAACCCTCCCCCTTCTGCCGCAAATACCGATCCATTGCCGGATCAATCTCCACAGGGAACAACTGCCTGCCCTCTCCGTCATCATAAACAGCATTCGCGCTCTCTTCCAAAAACTTATCCCTCTTCCCGCTACGTTCAAATTCCCTCGCCTGAGCCGCTACCTGTGAAATATCATTACCAAACATAAAAACTTTTAACTATTAAACATTAACCAGAAACATCACTTCTCCCCATTCTCCCACGCCCACTTCTCCTCCACCACCCGCTTCAATGCCGCTACATCCTTGGCGGACTTCACATCTAAAACCTTGAATACGGCAGCATGGCACTGCCTCAAATCCTTCCCTTTCATACTCACACCCTCCAGAACCTTTCTCCATCCCTCCCTGTTCTGAGCCGGAGCACCCCAATCCCCATTCAGCGGAGGCAGCAGAGCAGCATTACCTTGCTCATTCATATCCACCCCCAACTCATCCAGCACCTCACTCGCGCCAACACTCTTCAGCTTCACTTCAGGCTCAGGAGCCGCCACACCCGGAACATTCTGACGGCCTGACAACTTCACCCCTGTACCATCCGCCGCCAGCCTCTCAGCCTGTGCCCTAATCTCCTCTCGGCTTGCCCCCGGATTCTCTCGTACCCACCGCTCCAGCCCCTGTCTCACCTGATAAGCCGCCGCCATAGACCTCTCATACCCGGCAAAATCTCCCTCTTTCTGCGTCTCTTTCCACTTCCCGAACACCTCTCCATCCACCATCCCCTCAACCACACTCGCCGCTTCCCTGGCCGCCCCCCGGAACCGTGCGGGCACATTCCCCACGGCCAGATCCTTCAGCTCCGCCATCATCCTCTCCTTCGTCGTCTTGGAAAGCATGGACGTGGCAATCTCCCTCTCCACCTCCGCATACATCGTCCCGTCAACATCCAAATCAGGCTCATACCCCCGCAACAAACCATCCACCCGCATAAAATCCTCCGGACTCGTGTACAACTCCGCCTCCTCCTTCCCCATCTTCTCCACAGCCTTCCTCCGCCGCTCTTCCGCCGCCCGCAAACTCATCGCGTCATCCACGGCTACGCGCCCCGCTTCCACATCCTTCTTCAAATCATTTCCCCGGAACTCCCGGCCCTCAAACGCATCCATCACATACCCCTGAGCCACTCCGGCCTGAGCCTTGCGCCTTGCCGCCTCCGCCTGTTTCCGGAACCCCTCAATCACATCCGGCCTACCCTTCACCGCATCCAGCCCTCCCGACTTCTCCAGCGCATCCAACCCATGAAAAGGATCTCTCTGAATCGCCGTCTGCACCCTGCTCTCCGTCTCCTTGAAACTCACATCCTGAAACATCAACTGCTGCTCATCCGGCTCCATCACCCCCTCCGCGCCAGCCGTCTGCACCGCTTCCCTCGCGCCATAATAATCCCCACCCCTCAGGCAAAAATCATACCTCGCCTTGAAAGACTTGGCAGCCCTCTCCTTACTCGCCAGCAACTCCCTGCGCCCGGCATCAATACGGCCCGTTGACGTAAACGCATCATACCACAGCCGCGCCCGCTCCTTCACCTCCGGCGTCTTAAACTTAACCTTGCGGAACATAGGCCCCAGCCTCTTGCTCACCAGCGCATTCCAGCGGGCCTCCCTCCCCGGCTTATTCCCCGCCGCCAGCTCGGCATTATCCCATAACCCTCTCTCCTCCTCCATCAACCTCTTCACATCCTCAAAACTCCCCGCATCGGCCATCCTGTCCGCCTTCTCCTGCAACCGCGCCCTCTCCTCATCCTCCCGCGCCAGCAACCTCGCCCCGGCCCCCATCTCCCCGGCCACCTCCGCCGCCGCGCGCGCCGGAGCCGTTGCGGCCCCCGTATCAGCCAGCACAGGCTCATGATACCCGCTCAACAAAGAAAACTTATCCATATCTACTTGAAAGCATTAAAAGCCGTTGCGCCGCCCTGCACCACGCCGCTCAGCAAACTCCCGAATCCGGACACCTTGCCGGCCCGCTCCGCCTGCCTCCCCTTCCACCTCTCCATCTGGGCCTGCTCCCTCATGGCGGAAGACCGCTGCAAACTGCGCGCCGCCAAATCATTCACCTCCTGCTCAAACCGCGTCGCAACCTTCATCTCCCTCCCCAGCGCGCTCCCGCTCCGTTCCACGCCGCTCGCCGCTGTCTGCGCGGCGGCCTGCCCTGTGGCCACCCCCTGCATTGCCCGCATCCTCATCTGATTCTCCGCGCTCTCCGCATCCAGCGCATCCGCCTCCCTGTCCAGCGCGGACGCATTATAATAAGCCGTCTGCCGCGCCTGCCGCCCGGCTTCCCTCTCGGCGCGTCCCCGGAACGCGCCGGCCAGCCCCTGAAGACCGGCCATACCTAACTGAAACCATTCCATAATATAATATCTATCAATAAACTACTTTGAAAACTGCACATCAAACCCCAGCAAACGCACATCGCCATCCCCGGCGCACCGCAACTCAAACACCAGCTCATCACTCCACACCCCCGGCACCGTCAAATCCTGCCAGCCGTCCAGCACATCGCCCCGGCTCCTGCTCAACTCCGTCAACCGCCCGCAAAACCCTGCACGCACCCCATCCGCCGCGCTCGCGACAAACCGCGCACGCACGCTCACACTCCCTGACTTTACCCCCGCACCCTGCTCAAACGCAAGCCCATTTGTAACCAGTACGGACTCATACGGCGCCCCGGCATCTCCCCCACGGCTCCATCCGTCCCGGAACACGCCGCACCCCTCCACCAGCCGCTCCAGACTAACCCGGCCATCACGCTCCACAGCCAGCCACACCTCATCGGCATCCTGCCCATCCATCACGGCCACGCTCAACGCCCTGCCGCCCCCTCCCAGCACATGCCTCGTCCACGCGCACACCCGCTGCTCGGCATTATACGTCAGAACAGCCAGCCCGCCATCAGCCCTCACCCCCCAAATCCTCACCTCCGGCACGCGCTGCACGGCCAGCCCCACAAACCCTCCCGGCCCGCCTGCATGCTCGGCAAACGTCGTCGTATCGGCGGCCCTGTACCCGTCCGCCTCAAAACTGTACCCCAGCTCCTTCACCCTCATCCCCCCTCTCTGGACAAACACGCATCCTCCATCCGTCGCCTCCGCATCCACCCGGCTGCACCCCACCCTCAACTGCACGGCAGCGCGGCAAAAATCAGGAGTCACCACGCCGCCCTCGCCTCCGCTCAGCCGCCAAACCTGGGCCGTGGAACCAATCAACAAATCATTCACGCTCTCCATCCACACAATCCGGTGGCAATCCTTGGCCGCCAGCGTCACCTGAATCGCATCTTCATCGCTGTCCCCAATCTGGAAATTGGCAAAATCATCCACCACGCTCCCCCACACCGTCTGTGGATTCGCCGCCGTCCCGGCCAGCCACAACCTCCCTTGGTGCATCGCCACAGCACTCGGCCACCCGCACCCTCCCCCAAACATCCCCCTGCTCCACACATCCGTCACCGCCCTCTCATAAGGCAATCCGGCCCCCCCATACGTCTTATAACTCAACCTCAGCACCCTCCACTTCATCCCACCCATCTCTGCCGCCGTCCAAACCTGATCAACGCCTCTCCCCACGGCACCGGACAAAAAATTCACCATATCCATCCCCCCGCTGCGCCACCCGCACCACTTCCACTTCCTCGGCCAAAACCCATTCACCGTCACCTTGCTCTTGATCGTCTTGCCATCCTCCAAATCCCATACAAACTCGCCCCAACCGCCAAGACCAAAATACAACAACACCACACGCCCATCCTCCCTCTCCACACACCCGGCCAGCCACAAAAAGGAACCCATCTTCTCAACCACCTTCCCATCCTCATACAAACACACACTCCCCATGGCAGCCTCCCCATCCGCCACATCCCCAGCACTCTCTCCGCACAACAACACAGCCCGGCCATCCCGCAACGGCATCACATGCCAGACAGCCTTCTTGCTCCCGGTCACCGTGCAGGCAGTCAAACTCTGCGCCACAGGATCATACACCGCGCATGCAACGCCATTCTTGCAGGGGCAAAGCAACACCCTCCCGCCATCCACCACAGCGGCCCTCCGGTAACTCCCGCTTGTAACTGCCAGCCCGGAATGCGCCACCTTCTCCAAACTTCCATCCGCAGGATCATACACATAAAAAGCCGTCGCCATATACGGAGTCAGCAGCACCCGCCCATCATCCAGCAACACCGCCTCGCCAAAAAAACCATCCCCAACCCCTTCCAAAAGCACCTCACTCTCCTCCCCGCTCTCCACATCCAGCACACAACACCTTGCCCCTCCGCTGGTCAAAAACGCCCGGCCATCCTTCAACACACATCCCCCCACCCATCCGCAGCCATCATCCCGTTCCGCGCCCACCTTGCGGCCCCCGCCGTCCACCCGGTCAAACACATAACAACAGGCATGGGCCTTCCCTGCCAGCAGCAGCCTCCCCCCATCCAGCTCCAGCACCGTCCCCCACACCTCCTCCCAATAATCGCCAACCCCGGCAACCAGCCCCTCCGCCTCATAATCCCACGCATTCAGCCTCAACTCATGCCTGCCCCAGTTAGTCGCCGCGGGCTTATACTTCATCACCCGCAACTGCAAACGTGTAGGACGTTCACACGTGCCGCTGAACTCAAAATTCCGCCAATCCCCGTCCCATGACCAAAACCTGTGCAGCACCTCAAACTTATGAGGGCTCAAACTCTCATCCTCCGCATCCGCACCCATCAACTGAAACTCGCCCTGCCACCGCTGATCCTCATTCCCGTAAGTCTTCAGCGTCCACGCCCCCTCATGGCACACGAACGCCCTCTGCGGCCCATCGCTGGAAGCCCACCACTCCCGCATGCTGTTAAACCCGCTCCCAAATCGGCTCACCACCCATCCGGGAAAGAAAAACTCCGGATAATCAGCCAAACTCTTGCTCCCCTTATAATCCGTCCTCCCGTAATACTGCTTATAACATGTCCATGTAACACGCACATCGCCGCTCACCGTCCACAACTCCTGCCCCGCCAAAACAATCGTACCCGCAGCGGACAAATCAGGAACGGCCTCGGGCGGATTACCCGTCCCGGTCAACTCCGCGTGAGTCTGCGCCACCACCACCCGCTCCGCCATATGCTGAGTATAAAGAACACTCGTGCCAAACTCCTCTGAGCGGAACACATGGCGGTCAGCACCAAACATCAACCCACCCGCATCACGCTCAACCCATGCCTCCCCATCCTTGGAAATCGCAAACTCCCTCGGACTCCGGTCAAACTCCATCACCGCCAGCCTCCAATCATCATCGCCATGCCTCTCCAGCCTCTGCGGAGCCACCCTCCCGCACACCACCCACACCACGTCATTGCACTGCACCCACCGCAGCTCCGGCAAATCCTGCTCCGTCCACGGACTCTCCAGCCGGGCGGCCAAACTCCCATCCAGCCGGAACACCTCCACAAACCCCGCTCCAAACACCACCATATACCGCCGCTCATCACTCACATCCATCCCCATCAGCCGCACCCGCCCGCAAGCGGCCCCTCCATCCACCGCACACATCCTCTCCGCGCCGGGCCGCCGCATCAGCCCGCCGAACGTATGCACCAGAAAATTCACAATCGTCTGCGCGCTCCGGCCATACCCATCCACATCATACCTTATCGCCCCCATGCGGTTCCACTCACCTCCGGTAAACGCCACCCTCATCCCGCTCATACAATCCCCCTCCTCCCCCACGGAGACACCGTTTCATCTCTCCCTCCCCGTCCCATATCCTGCAACCGCGCCCGGTACTGCGCCCTCATCTCCAGCCGCCTCACATCCGCTTGCAGCCGTCCCTCCAAATCCCCGCGCCCGGTAACGGTCAACGCGCACAGGCACGCCAGCTTGGCGGCCAGCAACTCTCCATCCGCACAACACCACTCATGGGCGGCATCATCCGGCCTCACTAAATACACCACGCGCACCTCCCTCCCTTCCCCTGTCCAAAACAACCTCCCGTCAAACACGCACCACCCGGCCCCATCCACATCCACCACATCCACACAACCCTCCGGCAACGCCTCGCTCCGCACAAAACCGGGCAGCCGCAAATCCTCTTCACCCTCCAACTGCGCCACCCTCTTCGCCCACACAGGCTTCACCTCCTGCACAACATACTCCACTGCGCTCGGCCACATGGCTCGCAACACAGCCCCCACCTCCTCATCATCCAGCCCCGTCACAGGAGCCTTCCCCAACTTGGCAAGGGCAAAATTAACCACATCCAACTGCTTCATAACATCATCAAAAAACTAAGCTGAAAACGGAGGGCGGCCCGCAGACCGCCCCCCGCCGCTCCACGGCAACAAACATTGCCCGGAAACAACTCCTTACTGTGCGCACAGCACCTTAACAAACCCCTTCTCCTCCAGACGCGTTGCCCCGCAGGCAAACTTCGCGCGGATCTGCAACGCCTCATCCAAATCATCCCTCACGGAAATCTTCACCTTAAAATCATTCCACAGCCCGAACTGGGCGCGGCTCTTCACCCATGCAAGGCACTCCCTCACCCCCTCGGACTTGGGCAAAAGCTCCGTGCGGACAAACTTGAACCCCATAAACGTATCAACCTTCCCATCCACCAGAGCCTTCACGCTATTATAATCGTAAGAAGTCACCTCCGTCGTGCTCAGCAAATTAAGAATCTGCGCGGAAGAACACGCAAACACAAGCTGATCCCCGGCGGCGGAACTATCCTCCGTCCACGCATCCGCCTCCTGAAACATCTGCAACGTCCGGCGCAGCTTAGCCAGCGTCAGGCCGCTTGAGGCCTTCGTGCCGGACTCCACATAATCCTTGGCAACAACTCGGTCGTCTGGAAAAGCCTTAGCCGTCGTCCCGTCCTTACCCACAAAATTCTGCCCTAGAAACGCGGCAATCATCACATCATCCATCTTCCGGTTCGCCGCCATCCTCAACCCCTCCAGCGTCTTGCTCACCGGCAAATCCAAATCGCCAAGCTTCGTCGCGTCAAACTCGTCAAACCCTACCGCCTTGGTGAAAATGCGCGGACGCATGGAACGCCTCAACGTAGGAGCCTCATCAAGCGTGGTGCTCCCCATGCGCGTCGTCTTCTCCTTAAAATCAAGCACCCCGTACTGGTCAATAAACTTCACCTCCCCCTTGCAATCCCTGTCCACCGTCACCAGCTTCTCCAATGCGCTCACCTTCTGTTGCAGCAACACCCCCCACTTATTCGTGTACTTGACCTGATAATTATCGCTAATTGTAACTGCCATAATAATATAATAACTAAATGTTAATAACTCTTGTTCTTACTCGCTCTCCATGACCCTAAAACCCCATCAGGCGGTTATACTGCTCATCGGCATACCTGTGATTGGCATGGTTCGGATTCATAAACGCCTCATGTAAAGGGTGGCTCGGATCATTCATCATCCTCTCCGCCTCCGCCTTCCCCCCGGCAGCCGCGCCCCCGGGCATGTTAAGCCCCTTGGCAGGCTCATCCTGCATCATCGCCCCCATCTGAGCCAGAAGCCGGATCATCACCGGATTCGTGCCGATCACCGGATCATCCACCACGGCACGCACCTCCTCACCACTCACCCCGGTCATCTTGGCCAGCATCTCCAGCGCACTCACCGCACTCCTCACATGCGCCCCATATCCATCTCCCCACAACCCCTCCAGCTCAGCCTTCACAGCGGCCACGCGCTCAGCCTCGGCGGCATCCGCCGCCCTCTGAGCCTCTGCGCTCCGGGTGGCAAACTCATGCACAATCCCCGCAAAAGCCTCCTTCGGCACCCCCAGCTCCCAAGCCTTGCGGCCCAGCACCTCCACCGCCTCCGCATCCCACACCCCCTCCGGCAGCACCTCCGGGGCAGCGGGCAAAAACTCATCGCCCGCAAACTCCTTATTCATCCCAAGAGCCTCCCTCCATGCCGTCATCGCCGCCTCATCCCCCAAATCATACCGCAGCACGGCGCCCGCTCCGGGCGCACCGCTTCCGCCATCTCCACCACTGTTGCCTCCGTCTCCTTCTCCTCCATCCCCGTCACCGTTTCCGGCCCCATCTCCACCAGCATTATTTCCGGCACCAGCCATCAGGCTCACCGGGCCGCCGCCATTTGCGCCCCCGTCACCTGCCTCCTCGCGCAAAAAACCATTCGCAATCAATTTACCAATAAACATAATATTTAATCTCTAGTCTTTAATACTTAATAAATCCACCAACGCCACCTCACGCATCCCCCTGTCCCGCTCCCGCCCGCCACGCTCAAACCTCACCCGTTCCACCCCCTGCGCCTGCTCGCCCAGACAACCCCGTGCCAGCTCCACCAACTCATGAACACTCCCCCACGCCAAATGCACATAAAACACGCGCCCCCCATCCACCAGCCACCCAAGCAACACAACCTCCCCGCTCATCGCCGCCACACCTCCCGCATCCAGTACCCGTCTGCACTCCTCCCACAAACGCTCATGGCTGCCCGCATACCTCACCGCCCACTCATACCCGCTCATCCTTGGTAAAAAACTTGAAAAACTCCACGGCGGCGGGGTCCGTGATGATAAAAGCCGGGTAGTCATAAACCGTAAATATCCTGCGGCCTTTGGTCTCCGCATGGACGGCCTCAACGGTCAAAGACACCGCAT